TTCAAAAAGTTTGTTCATTTATTAATCTTCGTCAGTAGCATCCGATGTCCAATAATTGACTGTAAAGGTAACTGTAAATTCTTCTACAGTGTTATTATTATCGTATGCCAAAGTAATATCGCCAACTGATGTTGGAAAAATACCTTTAACCTTATAAGTATTGGTTGTTTTTCTCCTCTATCAAGTTGTTCTACTATTGCTTCACTCATCCAGTAGTCTTCTTCTTCACCAGTAGTTGTGTTGGCAAAGTTCTTTAGAATATTACTTGACCAAGTTTCAAAGTATTTTCTAATACCCATATCTTTGGTATTGTAAACTGTTACTGACCAGTCATCAAAAGTTCTATCGCCTGGAACCTTAATATCACGTCCCATATAAGCAACTACGCAAGGTGCGACATTACTTGCAGGAATTGATGAAGATCGACAGAGAAAAGAGAACTCTTCTCCTGGTGGACCACCTGCCGCTCCAGGAGACCCTACAAGTGTTACTCTATATCTATTAGGGCGAGCACCACCATCGAATTGACCTAAAAATTTGCTAACGTCTGAAAATGCCATTGTTTTCTCCTTTTATTCTAAAGTATCATTTACTATTAAACAGCGCCAACAACTTCAGAGAATTCGACACCAGTACGAACAGCAACGAAGTTAAGAGTAATGAAGTTAATTGAGCGTGCAGGTTTTACAAAGATGCTTGCCACAAATTCGGCTCTATCAATAATCTCAGGAGTGTTATTACTTTCGTCGCAAATAACCTTGAAGTCATAAATACCACGGCGTGCTCTTACCATACGGAGATAAGGCTCAACGGCACCAACAAACTGTGATCTTGTAAAGTTATCGTTAAATTCAAAGAGTTGATACTTGGCTGCTTTCGAGATGCTCTTCTCAAGTGTAATGAATAAACGGCGCACATTGATATAACTGAAAGCACTATTTTTTGTTAAAAGAGTACGATCACCATACAAGAATGTTCCTTCACCAGTAAAACTTACAACGCTATTGATGTTAGCCTTATAAAGATCATCACGGCTTGCCTTGTTAGGGTTAAATGCCAAACTCACGATATTTTTAATTTTACCGCGATTAAGACCAGCAGGAGACCACCACGAATCGTAATCAGATTCAGTTTGAGCACAAAGCCCTGCAATATCAGCATTTAAAGGAATCCAACGATACTTGTCAGCGAACACGTCATATTGGAGTTTCCATCCACTATCAGCAACTGCGAAACTTGTGTTTCTATTAATTCCGCTTACAGTGTTGGTTACGAAGTTACGAATGTTACGAGTAGCAGTGACTTGGTCTTGATTTAGGACATCAACAAGATTAGGACTAAAGAATACCATACAATCACGGCGATACTCGCAGATGTTATCAATAACGTGTCTAATCACATTCTTTGCAGTTGCACTACCACCGGCATTTCCAACAAATAGAAGTCCTACATCAACTTCTTCTGCATTCTTAAACTGATCCCAACCGTTGATAAGTTCATTTGCTCCTGCTTTATCACCATCTGAACCACCCGATAGTGTTTTAGAATAGGCTTGCTTTAGACTAAAGAATGTACGAGGATTTCCAGTTGAATCAGCATTGGTTAATCCCCAATTTGTTCCAGCCGTATCACCAGCAGTAAGAGTAGCAGTAGCAGTTGCTCCACTTCCACCAGGAGTGACTGTTACTTTTGGATTTCCGTAATTAGAACCAGAAGCAGTAATGGTATAACTTAGGATTTTTCCTTCATCTGGTGATCCAACGTCTCCAATAACGGCAGTAGCGGTTGCTCCAGTTCCTTTTGGAGAAATTGCAATAGTTGGTGCAGTTACATATCCTGAACCACCTGAAGTTACAGCAATAGCAGTGACCTTTCCAAGGTTTGTACCAGTTCCAATAGTCGCTGTAGCAGCGGCTCCAGTTCCTGAACCACCAGAAAATGCTACATTTGCATTGCCGTAATCAGATCCACCTGAAGTTACGGTTACTGAAGCAACAGCAAATCCAACGACAATGTTAAAGGTTGCACCAGTTCCTGTTCCACCAGTAGAAGCCACACCAGAAGCAGAAGCACTATATCCCGCTCCGTGTGATACAGTTCCAGTTAAGATAACACCAGATCCATTTACAGTATCAACAGTAAATGTGGTTGCTCCACCTGTAATAGTTAATACATCACCAATCGTATAACCAGTTCCACCAGAGGCTAATGTTACAGTCTTGGTTGTTCCTGTAGTTGCTAGAACAGCGGTAGCAGTTGCTCCTGCGCCTTGATCTACAATAGAAACAAGAGCAGTATAATAATCTTTACCTGTGTTTGTTGCAATAATAGAAGTAATTTCACCACTCACTCCAGTAACTGCTTCAGCAGCAGCATCTGAACCTGAATCAGTAATAGTGACAAAAACAGGAGTAGTGAATCCATTACCAGGATTGACAACATTAATTGCTGTAATAACTCCAAGATTGCTAACAACTGCTACAGCAGAAGCACCAGTTCCATCACCCGCAGAAGGCTCTCCTGAAGATGGATCATAATCAGTGATTGTAACAATTGGTTTTCCGTAATTTGTTCCACCGGCTGTTACTGAGATTTCATCGATACTGCTATCAATATCAAGATCAATAGATCCTTTAATTGGACTAAAATACCAAATATATTGAGATGTAAGATTGATAACATTTCCATAGAAGTTAGGCTCGTTATCAATTCCTTTACTATCAATGGCTTTACTTAAAAAGGCATACTTCTCAAGAATTGCTCCTGGAACACCAGTAAACTTACCTTTGGCATCAATAATAACAATATGAACTTCATCATTAGAAGCACCTAGATTGGCTGAATACGCACTTGTTCCTGGGGCTAAATAATCGAACTCATCCTTATATTCCCACGTATCAAATGTATTTGAATCAGCCATTGAGATACGCAATGAATCACCGATAATACCTGGGCAGCGAGCAACAAAGATATCAGTTGTTCCTTGATCGGCAGCAACTAAAATCTGGTATTGCTGAATATTCTTAACAAGTCGTCCAGTTCCATCTACAGATGAATTCAAAGCAGTTTGGTCATCTACAATACGAACAACTCTTAGGTTGTCATTATAAGTTAAAAAGTTAGAAGCACTAAACCAATCAATATAATTTGTATCAGTTGGTTTTCCAAAAATTTTGGCTAAAGTATTTGAATCATTGATTAAAACTGTTTCATCAACTGGTCCCCAAATAAACTGACCAACAAATGCGCCACCAGAAGTTCCAACGGTAGGCACGAAATTGGTTAAATCAATTTCTCTAACCTGAACGCCAGGGCTAAGTTGTTTTGCGTAAGGCATAAAATATTCTCCTTATTATTCTTGTTAATAAGATATGATATAAATTCCATTTATTAAACATATCGTAAATGTGTTATCACTTTTTATTATAGTTTCATTATTAT